TCGACACTGAAGCCTTTGGTGTCACCGTTCCAGATATTCCAGGATGTTTTAGCGCAGGCGATACATTAGGCGAAGCTATCGAGAACGTTAAAGAGGCAATTTCTGGCCACTTAGAAATTCTTGCTGAAGATGGAGAAGAAATTCCATTAGCATCGGATGTCAGTAAGTTTATTGACCAAGAAGATTATAGAGGTATGATCTGGGCAGTTACTGAGGTGGATGTTAGTCGTTATCTTGGTAAGCCTGAAAAAATCAACGTAACTTTACCTAGCCGTTTAATTCGCAAGATTGATGATAATGTAGGTAAAGATAAAAGATTTAAAACTCGTTCTGCTTTTTTGGCCGCTGGTGCTGAAAAGCTACTACATGTTTAAAATAGAGAGGCCACTCAATCGAGTGGCTTTTTTATTACCCACCTGTTAAATTTAACTTATTAAAAACGATGGACTTTACAAGAAACGGTGAAATTATGCAGAAGTTCTTAGCAGTAGGGGTATTCAGTTTAGGATTAGCAGGGTGTATGACACCAATGACTCCTACACAGCAGGCTATGCCAGAGATATCACAAGTAATAGAAGTTCCAAATAAATCGAAGGATCAGATATTTGAAGATTCAAAGATATGGATCGCTCAATCATTCAAATCTGCAAATAATGTCATTCAGTATGCTGACAAAAGCACAGGTTCTATTATTGGGAAAGGGAATATACAGTACCCTTGTGATGGATTTATAGATTGTGGTGCTTTTGGTAATGATAGAGTTAATTTTACAATCAAAATTGATACTAAAGATAGTAAAGCAAGAGTAACGATTAATGATGTAACTAGAACAAATCTGACTTATGTTCAAGGTGGTGTGAACAATCTAGGGAAAGAAGTCCCTATCACAATTCTGCAGCATCAACAAAAAATTGCTGTAAAACTTAATAATGTAATCGACCAATACAAGTCAGCAATTACATCGACTAAGGCTAATGAAAACTGGTAGCCAATAGTCAACAAAATTTGAACGCATCGTAAGTATTACTTAATTCAAAAACCCACTCACTGAGTGGGTTTTTTATTGCCTAGAGGAAAGTTAAAGATGACTCAAGAATCACGTTTAATCATTACTATTGATTCAAGAAATGCGGAACGAAACGCAAGAAATCTAGGCAATGAACTCGACAGCATAGAAAAGAAAGGGGATTTTGCATCAAAGTCCATGGATAGTTTATCTGTAGCAACAAGAGCACTTGCTGGACACATGGCAGGTCTTGTTACAGTTGGCGCGGCCATATCCAAAATGGATGAGTATACAGGCTTACAGAACAGACTTAAGTTAGTAACCACGAATCAAGTTGAGCTAAATAAAGCAACTGAAGATACATTTAGAATTGCTCAGAAAACCTATTCGACATGGAATTCTGTATTACAGGTTTACCAGCGATTTAGTGATAATGCGAAAACGCTCAATTTAAATATGGATGAAACAGCTCGTCTAACTGAAACAGTATCGAAAGCTGTTGCAATTAGTGGTGCAAGCGCAGAAGCTGCTGATGCAGCTTTAGTCCAATTTGGGCAGGCACTGGCGAGCGGAACTCTCAGAGGTGAAGAGCTGAACTCCGTTATGGAGCAAACACCAGCACTTGCAAAAGCGATCGCACAAGGGATGGGCATTACTGTAGGTCAACTTCGTTCAGTTGCTGCTGAAGGGAAGATTACTTCAAAAGAAATCGTTAAGGCCCTTAAAAATGTTCAAGATGACGTTGATGCTCTTTTTGCAAAAACCGATATCACTATTGGACAGTCTTTGACGCTGCTCAACAACGAGATTACTAAATTTGTTGGGGAGTCAGGAAAGGGAAGCGGTGCGGCTCATGTGCTTGCTGATTCGATTCAGCTTCTTGCATCAAATTTAAAGTTGATTTCTGATGGAGCACTGGTGTTAGGGATTGGACTTGTAACTAAGGCAATCGCTACTAAAACCGTTGCGGTATATGCCGATGTTGCAGCAACTGCCGCAAATGTAAAAGCAAGCAAAGAAAAGGTTATTGCAGACGCAGCTGAAGCAGCCGCTGCTGTAAAAACAGCACAGGCGCAAATAGCAAATTCACAAGCAACATTGCAGGTTCTAGCCGCTGAAAAAGCATTAGAAGTTGAAAGACTAAAAGCTCAAATGAATGCGGTC